CAGTTGATCAAGCAGAAACTTGGTCTCACAGAATCAATCTCTGATTGGAGACATGATCTGCGTGAGGTCATGACTGATAAAGAAGACAACAAAGAAATCAAAGAGAAGAAAGTAAAGAATAAGATTAAGATCAACCCAGCAATGGGTGAAGCATTTGAGAAGATTGGTGGCACAATCCTTGAAGTCACTGAAGTTAGTGAAGCAGACATGACTGGTGCTCCAAGCATCAAGGATGCGAAACCAGCAAAAAAGACTAAGGTTAAGTATGACCCTCATATGAAGGTCATGGCACCAATGAAGGAGGAGGATACCAAACCAAGTCCTGATGAGAAGAAGCAACTGCAAAACAAAACTCAGATGCTGAGAAAGCAGCAGATGCTTCAACGCCAGAGACTGCAGATGCAGAAGCAAGGTAAACTCCCTATGGGTCATAGTGAGGGTTATGCACCTGGTGATGTGGACCAGAAGGTTGGTGCTGTCACTGCTATTCCTAAAAAAGAACAAGAAGCAGCAAAACAGAGACTTCTTACGAAGGCAGCAGCGAAACGTGCTAAACTGAAAGAAGGTTACAATCACTCTAACTGGAGAGATGACTTCAGAGCATTTGAGATTGATAGTTTTGATTTAGTCAAACCAGAACCTCTTCAACCAACCAAGGGTCTTGGTAGTGATGCTCTGGAAGAGAAACTGAATATGAAGAAAGCAGAGATGGGTGAAGTCATTGATGATTTCTACAAGTCTGATGCTCCACAGTTCAAGGGTAAGAGCAAAGAGAAGAGACGTGAGATGGCAATTGCTGCTAAGTTAAATGCTGAAGAGACTGAAGATTCTCTGAGAGATAGGAGAATGGAAAGAGGTGGTGTTGATGGTAATGTAGATTACAGAAGACCACCTAAGAATACCAACAATAATTTTGGTAAAAAGAAACCATCAGGAATGTCTGCACTTGAAAAAGTGAAGGCAGATATTCGTGCCAAGCATGGTGAGGGTGCTATCATGGATACTAAGAAGAAAGGAGGTTGAGTATGCTTGAGGGTTACAAAACTGATGTCTTAACTGATACAAAGTATGCTAAGAGAATGGCTGATCAAGAGAAAAGTCATAAAGAACGTGATGCTAGAATGAAGTATGGTAAAAATTACAAGAAGTTTATGAACCAAGCGAAAGATGCCAAGGATAGATTGAGACCTGGTGAGGTAAAGAAGTGGGATCCTGATAAGAAGAAGTATGTCTCAAATAAGGATTGACGCTATATAGTGCAGTAGCACAGGTATCATGGCTTTTTTACTCCCACTGGCATCAAAAGTTATCATGGACGCTGTTGCCAAAATTCCTGAGAATGAAGAACTTGGTGAGAAACTGGTAGAGATTTGCATAGCAATTCTTAAGAAAGCAGTTACTTTGACAAAAACTGATATGGATGATCAACTGCTGGCAATTGTTGAAAAAGCAATTCTTGCAAGAGAGCAAGCAGAAGAGTGATATGAGGAGACCATAGGGTCTCCTTTTTTTATAAATATCTTATAGCATAACTAAAATTACAGGGCAAAGACATGGCACTTTGGGGTAATAATGACAACGTAGGTTCAGCAGGAACTGTTTCCCTTAACTATGCAACTAGAGTTGTAACTGGCACAGCCACATCATTTGGTATTGCTGGTGGTTGTTCTGAGGGTGATGTAATCAGATTTGGTATTAGAGGGCAGTCTGGTGGTATCTACCATGGTGATGCTGTCATCGTCAGTATTGCAAACTCTGAGTCTCTGACCATTGGTTCTACCATGGGTCTGAGTGGTGTAGCAATTGCAGGCACTGACTTCTCTGTATCTCAACTTCCTAAATCCAGTGTTCTGGATTCCAAGTTCAGTGAAGCATCATATGGAACTAATGATTCACTGGTCTATGGTGTAAACCAAGCAGCTGGTCTGTTAGGTTCAAACTCAGCATACTATGGTATGTCTGAGGGATGGGTTGGTGTTACAACCTATGTTGATGGAAGTGGTAATCTCAGAGTCAAGAAAGAAACTCTGGTTGCTATGTCTGGAATCACAACAGCACCTGCTGACTTCTCATACCCAACACCTGAATGATAAATGCAGTTTAATGAATTGAATGAGAAGAATTTTCTCTTATTTGCTATTCGTAATTATCAGAATCCACAGGCGGTTACGCGTGAGGATTTTGAAAAAGATCTAAATCATTTCAGGTATATCAAGAGGTTACTGAAAAGATATAAGGGTAGTGGCGAACTCAAAACACATTTGTTGATAAATCATTTCATCATATTGTATAATGTGTTTGGTGATGCTACTACCCCTATGTTGTTTTACAAGGTAGATAGAGAACTGTGGGATGTTGTGAAAACTATCATAGTATTTTTGAATAGACTTCCAGAATATCCTAGAACTTACATTCATGATATTGAACTAGACCAGGTATGTTTAAACGAACTGCAGAGGATTACCAATGGAGAAAAACAAGATTGACAGGTTTATTGATGCATTTCGTACAGCAATGTATAGCGAATTCGGTGTCAATGAGGAAGGCATGGTGGCAAATCCTCCTGGGGGAAGTGGCGGATTTGGTGGGTCCTCCCCTGCTGCTGGTCCTACTGCTGGTTACGATCCCACCTTTAAATTAGATGGACGCAATAAGTACGTGAGAAAGGCAATTAAAGATTTGCAAGATAGAAGTCAGAAGAGAAAAGATAAGAAAGCAAGAAAAAATGCAATGAACTTCAACCCTTACTTCAAGTGAGATGGACAATCAGGTCAAGATAGCAGTAATAGAACAAAAGATCGAGGACCTGAAACCAGTCATCTATAAAATAGATGCCGCAATTGAAAAATTAAGTGAGGTAAATACTACAGTTAGCAGAATGCTTGCTGTACATGAAGAACGAATTACAAAACAAGAAGAGGTTGACACAATACTCTTTGCTAAAATTGACAAACTCCGTGATAAAATGGACGGGGATCATGAGCTCGTATTGCAAAGAATACGTGCATTAGAGAAAAGAGTGTGGATGGCACTGGGAGGCATAGCAGTTCTGACAATTGGTCTCAGAGTGGTCACTGCTTTTGCTCCACAGATCTTGACAAACACCTCTGAACTGCCTACAATAGAAAGGAACTACAGGATTTTATAGGTATGGATTTCATTGATATCAAATATATCAATCTGATTTCCTCTAGACTTCAAAAATTCAAAAAAGTTAAACCACATCTTTATAATTTCAGGTGTCCCATATGTGGTGACTCTCAGAAGAACAAGAATAAAGCACGTGGTTATCTTTATAGGATCAAGAATAATACTAACTACAAGTGTCACAACTGTGGTATCAATATGTCTTTCAATAATTTTTTGAAAGATATAGATCCCCAGACACATAAAGAATATACTCTTGAGAAGTTTAAAGAAGGACATACAGGAAAGAACTTCACTACAGATTCACCTGAAGATGTCTTCAAGAACCTGAAATCATCTAAACCCACCTTCAAAGAGAAGGTAAAGATTGACTTGCCTAGTGCTTTCACTGTAGATAGATCTCGTCTATACCTTGAATCAAGAGCAATATTCAATGGTGACTTTTATTACTGTGAAGACTTCAATGAATTCACTGGTAATAAGAGTAATTACAAGGACCCAAGAATTGTTATTCCTCTAATCAAAGATGGTGTTTTAATTGGTTACCAAGGCAGAGCACTGGATAAAAACCCTGTTAAATACTTAACCACCATGTTGGAGGACAACCAACCTAAAATTTATGGATATGACAAACTCAATAAAGAACTACCAGTCTATGTGGTCGAAGGACCCTTTGACAGCACTTTCCTCAACAATAGTGTGGCTCTGTGTGGTAGTGATGGTGACGTTAGTTGTCTTGAGGGAAGCAGTATCATTTTTGTATATGATAATGAACCCCGTAATAAAGAAATTGTTGCTAGAATTAGCAGAGTTATTGAAAGAGGAGGAAGGGTCGTCATCTGGCCTGGAAACATAAGAGAAAAGGATCTCAATGATATGGTCCTCATGGGACATGATGTAGAGAAAGTGGTGAAAGAACACACCTTCTCAGGATTAGAAGCAAAACTTAAATTTAACCATTGGAAAAAGGTATGAGCAACGGAACTAAAGTAAAAAAGAGAGATGGTAGAATTGAACCTCTTGACCTAGACAAGATGCATCTTATGGTTGAGGAGGCATGTGAGGGTCTTGCAGGGGTCTCTGCTAGTCAAGTTGAGATGACATCTGGTATTCAATTCTATGATGGTATTACAACAGCAGAGATTCAAGAGATCCTTATTAAGAGTGCTTCTGATCTAATTGATCTGGATCATCCTAACTATCAATTTGTTGCTGCTAGACTGCTTCTCTTCTCTGTTAGAAAGCAGATGTATGGAAAGATGCGTGAACTTCCCAAACTGCTGGATCATATCACCCAGACTGCTATGGCAGGCATCTATGACAAAGATATCTTTACCAAGTATTCTCAGGAAGAGATTGAAAAGGCAGAAACCTTCTTAGATCATGGTCGTGATTTCCTGTTCACATATGCTGGTTTGAGACAGGTAGTGGATAAATACCTAGTACAGGACAGAAGTGCTGGAAAAGTTTTTGAAACACCGCAATTCATGTATATCATGGTTGCCCTGACTATGTTTCGTAACTATCCAAAAGACACTAGGATGTCCTATGTCAAGAGGTACTATGATGCCATCTCCAAACACAGACTCAACATCCCCACACCCATCATGGCAGGAGTGCGAACTCCACTTCGACAATTTGCTAGCTGTGTTCTTGTTGATGTTGATGACACCCTCGATAGCATCTTTAGTTCTGATATGGCTATCGGCAGATATGTTGCACAGAGGGCGGGTATCGGTATCAACGCAGGTCGCATCCGTGGAATCAATGCTAAAATCAGAGGTGGAGAAGTACAGCACACGGGTGTTATTCCTTTCCTTAAAAAATTTGAATCAACTGTACGATGCTGCACGCAAAATGGGATTAGAGGTGGATCAGCCACAGTCCACTTCCCCATCTGGCACCAAGAAATAGAAGACATCCTTGTTCTTAAGAACAACAAAGGTACAGAAGATAACAGGGTACGTAAACTTGACTACTCTATCCAAATTTCAAAGATTTTCTATGAGCGTTTCATCCAGAATGGAGAAATTAGCTTATTCTCACCGCATGACACGCAGGGTCTCTATGATGCTTTTGGGACTGATAGGTTTGACGACTTATATGTTAGTTACGAACGAGATGAGTCTATTCCAAGAAAAACTGTTGGAGCACAAGAACTGATCCTCAATCTTCTAAAGGAGAGAGCAGAGACTGGTCGTATCTATATCATGAACATTGACCACTGTAACTCACACTCTTCCTTCAAAGACAAGGTTGAGATGAGTAATCTGTGTCAGGAAATCACCCTGCCTACATATCCTCTTCAGCATATTGATGATCAGGTTGGAGAGATTGCTCTCTGCATCCTGTCTGCTGTCAATGTGGGTAAGATTAAGTCTGATGAAGAACTAGAAGATCTCTGTGATCTGGCAGTCAGAGGACTGGAGGAACTGATTGACTATCAGGAGTATCCTGTCATTGCTGCTGAGATTGCTACAAAGGCACGTAGGTCCCTTGGAATTGGGTTCATTGGACTGGCACACTACCTTGCTAAACTTGGTTATAATTATGGATCTCAGGAAGCATGGGATGCTGTTCATGGACTGTCTGAGTCCTTCCAGTATTACCTTCTGAAGTCTTCTAACAAGTTGGCAGAAGAGAAAGGTCACTGTGAATACTTTGGTAGAACAAAGTATGCTGATGGCATTCTTCCCATTGATACATACAAAGAGGATGTAGATGAAATTTCTAGTCAGGAGTTAGCACATGATTGGGAGAGTCTTAGAGCATCTATCAGTCAATACGGTCTCAGGCACTCAACACTGTCCGCACAAATGCCTTCAGAGAGCAGTTCCGTTGTGTCAAATGCAACCAATGGAATTGAACCACCACGTGACTTCTTGTCCATTAAGAAATCAAAGAAAGGGCCTCTTAAGCAAATTGTTCCCCAATACTCCACTTTGAAAAACAACTATACATTGTTGTGGGAAATGCCTGACAATGAAGGGTACATAAATGTAGTGTCTGTAATGCAGAAATTCTTTGATCAGGCTATATCTGGTAACTGGAGTTATAATCCAGAGAACTATCCTGACAATGAAGTTCCAGTTTCTGTTATGGCAAATGACCTTTTGACTACATATAAGTATGGTTGGAAAACTTCTTACTATCAAAACACTCATGATATGAAGAGTGATGAGATTGTTGACGAAGATTCCAAAGATAAGTTAGAGTCACTACTAACAGAACTAAGCAACATAGAGGAGGGGGAGTGTGAATCCTGTGCAGTTTAAGGTAAGTTCAGTGGACAGCATCATCCAGGATAAAGTTGATGGGATGACAGTGTTTAACACCAATGTTGTAAACACTAAGAAGCAACCCATGTTCTTTGGTGCCCCTCTTGGGGTCCAAAGATATGATTCTTACAAGTATCCTATTTTTGACAAACTGACTACACAACAACTAGGATATTTTTGGAGACCTGAAGAGGTCTCACTACAGAAAGATAGAGGGGATTATCAAACCCTCAGACCAGAACAGAAGCATATCTATACATCTAATTTGAAGTATCAGATTATGCTTGATTCTATTCAGGGTAGAGCACCAGGGATGGCATTCATTCCTTATTGTTCTCTCCCTGAATTGGAAGCATGTATGGAAGTGTGGGGATTCATGGAGATGATCCATAGTCGTTCCTATACTCATATCATCAAGAATGTTTATGCTGATCCAGCAGAAGTTCTTGATAAAATTGTCACTGATGAAAGAATCCTAGAGCGTGCTGGTAGCATCACAGGAGCATATGATGACTTCATCAATACTGCCCAGACCTTTGGTACTGGCAATATGTGGCGTGAAGATTTTAGAGGGTCACCCTCTTCAGAATGGGAGATTAAAGATGTCAAAAGAAAACTCTTCAGAGCAGTTGCAAACGTCAACATCTTGGAAGGAATACGGTTTTATGTTTCTTTTGCTTGCAGTTTTGCTTTTGGTGAACTTAAACTCATGGAAGGTTCTGCAAAAATTATCTCCCTTATTGCCAGGGATGAGAACCAACACCTCGCAATCACTCAAAACATTTTGAACAAGTGGAGAAAGGGTGATGATCCTGTAATGGTAGATATCATGAAGGAGGAGGAAGAGTGGTTCTATGCTATGTTTGATAAAGCAGTTAATGAAGAGAAGAGATGGGCTGACTATCTTTTCAAGGATGGCAGCATGATTGGTCTCAATGATACTCTTCTCAAGCAGTATGTTGAGTGGGTTGCTAATAGAAGAATGAAAGCAGTTGGTCTTAATCCTGTATATGACATTGCTGCTAAGAATAATCCTCTCCCATGGACAGAACATTGGATCTCATCTAAGGGTCTCCAAGTTGCTCCACAGGAGACTGAAGTGGAGTCCTATGTGGTTGGAGGCATTAAGCAAGATGTCAAGAAAGATACCTTCTCAGGATTCAAGCTTTGAAGAAGTGTGGGAGTTGATGGAATCTATTGAACCATTGACTCCCACAGCAAAAGCAAAAAGATTAGATGATTGGTACTTCCATGAAGAACCCCTAAATAATCCAGATTGATTTTTATGAAACAATGTGGAAGATTATCCAGAATATGAAAACCCCTGGATCTACATGGGTACTTGGTTTGATGGGAGTCTCATTGGGGACAATTATGGGTTTGTGTATAGGATCACTGACCTCACCTCCCAAAGACAATATATTGGAAGGAAGTATTTTTGGCAAAAACGAAAACCTAGAGCTAACAGTAATTCTACCAGAAGGAGAAGAGTTACATCTGAAAGCAACTGGCGCAGTTACTATGGATCTTGTCCAGAGCTTAAGGATGCTATTAAAGAACAGGGAAAATCTTCTTTTAGAAGAGAAATACTTTCCCTCCACAAAACACCTGGAAGAGTTAACTATGAAGAAACAAGACAACTCTTCCTTGAGGATGTCCTGACAAAAGCCTTGACAGATGGGTCACCTGCCTTCTATAATAGCAACATCCTTGGTAGGTACTACAGAAAAGATTATTTTGAAAACCATGATTA